AGAGAAAGGTAGATATGCAGATACCAATAAAGCATTTCAAAGACCTCTCAAAAACGAAGTAGATTATCTAGTCGAAGACCAGAATGGTGAACTCCATTCAGAGGTTATTGCAAGGGAAATACTTGCAGAGAATAGAAGGTTCGATGAAACTAAACCAACTACACAAATGTTAGGTAGATTTCAACCATTTCATGATGGTCACTTTGCACTGTTTAAAAGATGTTATGATAAAACAGGACAAGTAGTGATTATGATTCGTGCAATGGAAAATACATCAAAGAACCCATTTGATTTTAAAACAGTTAAACAAAATATTAAAATGTATCTACTTGGAGAAGGATACGAAGAAAATGTACACTATATTATACAGAAAGTACCAAATGTTGTCAACATAACATATGGTAGAGATGTAGGGTATAAAATAGAACAAGAATCTTTTGACAAGGAGACTGAATCGATTTCTGCAACAGAAATTAGGAGACAGCTTGGAATCACATAGTAAGTCTTTAGTCAAAGCATTTTCATGGAGAATAATAGCAACAGTTACTACAGGATTAATAGGTTATGCACTAACAGGGTCAGTTGAGGTTGCTGGTGCAATTATGACTTTTGACTTTTTCTTGAAACTAATACTATATTATATACACGAAAGATTATGGAGCAATGTCCGATAAAAGAAATGGAAATAAAGTTTCAGTGTGTAATGGACACTGAAAATCGTTTATTTGAACCAGTTCCAGCTAGACAAGTAAAACCAGAGTGGTATAAGAAACTACCAACTTTGTTACCTAATGGGCCAAGAAAAGATTTAGAAACTGAAACAATAAAAAAATGTCCAGCTATGCATGATTGGTTATCTATGGGATATCTAATTAGAAATCGTCATTCAGTATTTGTTTTTATAGGACATGATGGAAATGAACCAGTAAGTATTTCACTCCCATTAAAAGATGATGTAGCACCAGAGGAATTAAAAAAAATAAAAGAATCTGAAACACCAGAACAATTAATGGCACATAGTAAAGGTATGATTCTTGCAGAGAATGAGTGGTTAGAAGGTTCACAAAAATATGGTGGTCATCCTGCTGTACAAGTTAAAGGTAGTAGTTGGGATGATAAAATGTGTTTTAAATTTAAGATGGACTTTCTTATAGAAACACCTAAAGGAACTTCTTGTTATTATCTTGACCCATTTTTGTTTGATAATCCATACTTTCAAACATGGCAAGGAGTTATAGATACTGATAACTTTAATCAATTGACAACAAATAATATGTTAATATTCTATCCTAAAGTTGATAATTCTTTTATAATACCCAAAGGTACACCACTAGTACAGATTGTACCTTTCGTTAGATATCCTTGGAAACATACAGTGGAGTTTCTTTCTAGAGAAGAACTTCATGAAAAATTTAAAGAAGACTTTCAAGGTGATTTAAAGAAAATGAACGATAGACAACCACTAGATGATAGAAATGAATTTAAACAAGTTTATAGAAAGAACTGGGCATCGAAAAAGGAGTTTAAATAATGTTTATACCAATGTTTTCATGGAATGTATTCCGAGTTAATTTAATTAAAGAAGGATATGTTTCTTATGAACAACTTCATGCAATGCAAAAAGAATGTTATACTATGAGAAAGAATGACCCAATTGGTAGGAGTCGTTCTAATAATGGTAGTGGTTGGCAGTCTAATGATGGTGTAAATGAGAGACCAATTTTCCAATCTATGATTAATGGTATTGAAAAAGTTTTTAATAAAGAAGTATTTCCATTTTACGCAGGAAATAAAAGTAAAGATTTTAAATTACATCATGGTAATTACTGGGTAAACATAAATTATAAAAATTCATATAATAATGTGCATTCTCATCCTGGCTGTTGGTATAGTGGTGTATTTTATTTACAAGTTCCAAATGAAACTAGGGGTTCTGGTTGTTTGCAATTTATAAGTGGTCAGGCAAAATACATGCAAGATTTTACACATGCATCAAGAAGAGATGCAGATAATTTTGTAGTTGACCCAGTAGAAGGTGATTTATTTCTCTTTCCATCTGCAATGTTACACTATGTAGAACCTAATGAAGTAGACTTTGATAGAATATCAATTGCATTTAATCATGAGTTTCAATATCTAGATGAAGGTAGATTGAATGGTTCACCTAATATTCAGACAAGTTTTAATGATGTTATGGAGTTTGAAGTTTTACCAGATGGAAACTTAGAAATCCCTAAATAGAAGTATATCTTTTAAGATATCTTTTAAGGGGAGACAATGGAATTGGAATCTATACATTTACTTTGGAATTTGGTACTGACTGGTATCGTAGCTCCATTCGTGTGGTTTATTGTTCAACTACACAATGAGACGAAAAGACTAGAAATACTTTTAAATCGTACAAGAGAAGAAATGAATAGAGATTTCGTTTCTAAAGAAGACTTACATAAAGATATGGAAAGAATGATGGATTCATTAGAGAACATCAATAAAAAAATAGACGATTTCCTACTTTCAAATCAGAAATAACATAAATAGTATTAGAGAAAAGAAATTTCTAATAGGATTATGTTATGGCAGCTCCAAACAGCAAAGCAACACTTAAAGAATATGCATTAAGACAACTGGGTAAACCAGTTATTGAAATCAATGTGGATGATGACCAACTTGATGATATCATTGATGATGCATTACAATATTTTGCAGAGTACCACTATGATGGTACTATTCGTACATATTTAAAACACCAAATCAACGATAACGACCTTGTAAACCAAAAGGCAGATGCAAGTATAGCTCAGTCATCTACTGGTTCACATATATCAAGTAACATGACATTTAAAGAAGGACAAGGATATGTTGTTCTTCCAGAATCAGTATATTCAGTTTTGAGAGTTTTTCCATTTGTAGATAAGTCTGGGTTAAACATGTTTGACCTAAGATATCAATTAAGATTAAATGACCTTTATGATATCTCTTCTACATCTATCATACAATATGAAATGGTGCAAAACCACATTCAGTTGTTGGATGAATTGTTAATTGGTCAAATACCAATCCGATTCAATAAAGCACAGAACAGATTATATCTAGATATGGACTGGTCAAATGCAGTCACATCTGGAGAATATATTATCATAGATTGTTACAGAAAGATAGACCCAACTCAATTTACAGATGTATATAATGATGTTTGGTTGAAGAAATATGTAACTGCATTAATCAAAAGACAATGGGGTCAGAACTTATCTAAGTTCGAAGGGGTTCAATTGCCTGGCGGAGTTACCTTACAAGGTAGACAAATCCTAGAAGATGCAAATACAGAAATTGAAAAGTTAGAGGAACAAAGTAATTTATTACAGACTGAATCTGCTATAATGATGGGGTAATCAATGCCTACTAATGTTTATTTTAACCATGCAGTTCAATCAGAACAAGACCTACACGAAGATTTAGTTGTAGAGTCTCTTAGGTTCTATGGTCATGAAGTATTTTATTTACCAAGAACAATTGTAGATGAAGATGAACTGTTTGGTGAAGATACATCATCTAAGTTTGGTGATGCATATCAAGTAGAGATGTATATAGAAAACACCGAAGGATTTGAAGGTGAAGGTGACCTCTTGTCTAAATTTGGTGTCGAAGTCAGAGACCAAGCAACATTTGTTTTATCCAGAAGAACATGGCAAAGGTTTATATCACTAGATTCTAATCTTGCAACATCAACAAGACCTCAAGAGGGAGACTTAATTTATTTTCCTCTGGGTAACCAAGTATTTGAAATTAGATTTGTAGAACATGAGAATCCATTCTACCAGTTAGGTAAACTTAATGTATTCAAACTACAATGTGAAACATTCGAATACTCACACGAAGAAATCGATGTTGGTATTGCAGAACTAGACAATATTGAAGACAAGTTCTCATATCAAGTTACAATGACACTTGGTGCTGGTTCTGGAGACTTTATAGTGGGTGAGACTGTAACTCAAACTGTTAATACTGGTAAAACTGTATCTGGTAAGGTAGTTGATTACTCTTCACAGGGTGGAGCATCTAAAACACTTAAAATTAATAATATTACTTTTGATGACACTGATGTACCAGCTACAAACACAATGTTTGTATTATCATCAAATACAAATGCTGGAAATATAGTAGGTGCAACAAGTGGTGCAAATAGACCTATTACAACTGCACCAGACCAATATGCATTATCACATGACCCTCTTGCAGACAATAAAGATTTTGAAACTGCTGGTAGTAATATCATAGACTTTAGTGAAAGTAATCCATTTGGTTCTCTATAAATACTATGGCAATATGGTACTTAAATATGTTACAGGAAGATGAAAAAATGAAAGTGTTTCAATATATGAATCACCAGTTTTGGGGTGATGGTAATGGTCGTAAAGCAGATGTTGGTAGAACAGGAGACTCATGGGGTGTTAGATTCTACAAAGATAATATGTGGATAAAGGACGAAGTATATAAAAATAAAAGTGAATCGTATGCAGAATCAGCTGCAGAAAATTATGTATTAGGGATAAAAGATTAATGTTAGGTAAGTCACATTTCTATCATGAAGCAATCAAAAGAGCAGTATCAGTGTTTGGTACTATGTTCAATGAAATTGATATTCAAAGAGATAATGCAGATGGAAGTACAACTCAGAATGTAAGAGTACCTCTTGCATATGGCCCTAAACAAAAATTTATTGCAAGATTAGACCAAGCAGGTGATATCATGGATACAAATAATTCTAGGGTTGCAATGACTTTACCAAGAATG